TCGAGTTGATAAAGTCTACAGTAAAAGAAGATGTTGCTACACCTTCTAGTTCCATATTCGTACCGTGTACAAAGTTTCCTTTTGATACTGGCATTTTTTATCCTCCAATTATCCTTATTATGCTACAACCGCCGCAGTTAGAATACCTAATTGCGTGTGAGTTGCAGTAGTAGAAGCATTTTGACCTGAAACTGCTCTAAGAGCTGTTTGTAAAGTCGCTAATGATCCACCACTAGTTGTTTCAGTAAACGTAAAAGTACCACCTGAACTTGCATTCGCACCAACAAAATTGTCAGTTCCTTCAGTCATGTAAGTCTTTTGCGTATTACTGTCAGTTAAAGGGCCACCTGCTACAATGTTACCGTATATTCTGATACAGTTTTCTGCAGTATTTTGGTCAGCACCTTTTGCTGTTTGAGCGTTCATGGCGTCGACAAAGTCAACTGTAAAGAATTCTAGTTCTTTACCCATGCCGTCATATTTTGATGTTGCGTGAAAAGTAGTATTACCTTCTCCACCTGCAACACTTGATCCTGTATAAGCCATATTATTTTCCTCCTATAACCTATTATTATGCTACTTGCGTATCGGACATATCTCTGTCGCCGACTGTTGCCGCAGAAATATCTGCTGTAACTTTATCTGGCGTATAAGCGTCTGCTGTTCTGATTGCCGCTTGGATTGCCGCTATTGTAGTAGTTGAACTTATTGTGTCTAGCGAATCTGCTCTTACCATGAAAGTTTGCTCTGTGTTAGAGTTACCTAATGCACCCATACCTAAGATGTTAACACCTTGGTTTTGGATGACGTCCATAGTTAGTTTGATTGCCGCTGTGTTAGCTGATGCGTATGGATGAGTTATCTCTCCATTCACCGCTGTTATGTAATCAACAGTTAGAAAGTCAACTCTTACACCTTCGCCCTCATGAGCTAAATTTGGTGTTACAAAGTTTCCGTGTCCGCCTGCTGGTATTGATGTGTCGTATGCCATTTTTAATCCTCCTTATTTCTCTGATTATTTGGCTTTAGTCACCGCTCAGGTGACTGTATGTTTCTATTTAGTAAATGGTTTGGTAAATTTAGTGATTATATTACTTTTTTAACCCATACCTCGTCAGATTTGACTCGTTTGGCCATTCTATAGCCTCTTTTCTTTAAAAAATTAGTACAATGAAAGACAATTAAAGATCTTTTCATTCTTTTCATTTCAATGTTTATAACTGGATTAAACTTTTTAATTGTCTGTTTTGCACCTATTAAAACTTTATGTTCATAACCATCAACGTCAATTTTAATAAAATCAACATTATCAAATTTGAAACTATCAAGTGTTCTGCATTGTACAGACCCAGCTCTCATACTTAATTGTTGGCTATCTTTACTTTGATATGCTGTGTGTTCATTATTAGATAATCCATATGGATGTAGTGTTACATTATCTAATGGTATATTTTTTAAAAAGCATTCACGAAATAAAGGATTAGGTTCAAAACAGTGTACTGTTTTAAATTTTTTTAGTAATGGCCGTGTCCAAAAACCAAATTGACTTCCTATATCTATACAGGTATTCCATTTTTTTACATAACTGAGTGCAGTTGTTCTTTGTGGTTCTTGACCTGGACCAGCATCTTTGAGAAAGGTAGGATTGTATTGGTGTTGTTTATACGCCACCCAAAAACTATAATTTGTAGGATACATTAAAGCTATTTAATTAGGGTTATTAGGAGTTATCTAATTTTAATTCTGTTTGTGCTACTACTGAAAGTGATACGTCTTTATTGTTTACACCAACCGTAGTACCCATATCTCTAATTGCTGTTTGAAGTGTTGCGGCTGTCCAACCTGGTCGTTCCATACTAATATCTATTCTACCAGATGCCGCGTCGTCAATACGTTGATAAAGTATTGTACCTCGTAATAGGATTGTTCTAATTAGATTGTGCATAGTTTCATCATATCCTAATTCTGTACGTATATCTAATGCACTGCTGTCTGCTTCTACGAGTGTTATATGAAAGAATTTTACTTCAGCACCAGCATAGTTGTCGGTACTTCCTATTGCGTTAGTTACTTTAAAATTATTTGGTGTTGCCATATATTATATTTACTCAACCATCTACGTTGAATCTCTGCAAACATTTTGGACAATCACACACTTTACATTCTTTACAGTTATCACAGTTTTTATTACAGTGTGGATTGCAACAACATCTAAAACAATAAGTTCTATTTTTTGGTCGTTGTTTTTGCTCGGTCATGAATGCTTTGTAATAGTCTAACATAGGTATAACCACCCTTGGCTATATCGTCAATCATTTTAACTATAGGAGCAAAAGAAGCCATGATAGGAGCAGGTACCGCTCTACCTTGACGGATCATATCAGCGGCAATTTTAGCACGTCTAACATTACTTGATCCAACTAGTAATCTGTATGCACTTAATTCATCTGATGTTAACTCTTTCCCTGGAGTGCTAACATTTCGTTCAGCATCTATTACGTTGTCTAATTCTAAATTTTGTTTATCAGCAAATCTTTGTACTTGTTTTTGTAAATCAGTTCCTGATAGTTTGGCTTTTAGTGCTTGTAGTAATCTTGTAACAGTAATTTTTTTTCTTTTATTATCTAGAGAAATAAAGTCACTAATGGCACGTCTCAAATTTTTATAATCTGGATTGTTAATACCTAGTGCTGATTCTAATTGTGTTAAAAATTCATAGTCATTTTTAAAATTTCTAAGGTATCTTCGTATTGCCAATATTGGTACATTCTGTCTTTGTCTTAAAACCATTGCCGAATTTTTGTTCGCTAGTTTTTCAACAATACTTGGATCACCTGCTACTATCGCCAACATATTAGACAAGTCATTTGATGTTGTTCTAACCCTGTCAAAATTTCCATAGGTTAAGGTGTTTGTAGAATAAGATTTAACAAATCCTATAGCCTGTTTAAAGTTTTTTAACAGTGACAGTGTAAGAAAACTAAGATATATACGTTCTGTTATTTCTTGAAATGTATATCGTTGTAGGTCGCTTTGGCGTCTTACTATTCTTGCTTCAGATACATACTGTAAAAAAGGTGTTAACATACACATATTTATAGGCTTATGCAACGTAACTTTATTCTAACTGATGTAATGAAGACTGGTAATAATAGTAAACTAGAGGACTTTATAAATTTTCATAGTTTAAAAGGTCAAGCGTTTGATCTTGCTGGAGAATATTATACTCTATATAATTTTGATTTAGATTCGTATGACAGGAAATTTGCAATAATTGATATTAGAGAGGCAAACAACAGACTTAAAGATAGTGCAGAGTTTACAGCAGAACTTAAAAAACGTTGTAAATTATTGCATAGTCAAGGCTTTGTTTTTATAAAAGCAAACCCATGGGAATCTCTAGAAAACATTAATAATACTCAACAATATCAATATCCGCAAATTGAAATAGAACATATAAAGTGGTGTGCAGGAGTAAGTTGGTTTTGGTTTTATATGTATGATAAGCATTTAAATAATAAGTTTAAGTTTACTCATGATCATTTTGGAAGTTACTGGCATAAAAAATATGAGTTCTTATATTTGAATAAGTTACCAAGAGAACATAGAGTTAAACTTTATAATAAACTGTTAGAAGAAAATATATTATCAAATAGTTTGTATACTTTTTTAGAATTAAATCCCCCAGTAAGACTTAAAAAAGAATTTGAATTACCTTGGGTTGATGCCAATAATTATCCTGCAACAGGAATGGACCAAGATATAACTGAACAGCCATACATTGATACAGTTTGTTCAATAGTTTCTGAAACTAATGATAATGATACAGATGTTTTTATGACTGAGAAAATATGGAAACCTATTATAGCTCAACATGTGTTTGTTGTACATGGTAATCATTTATATCTACAAAAGTTAAGAGAGATAGGTTTTAAAACTTTTGGTTCTTATTTTGATGAATCATATGATTTAGAAAATGATAAAGATAAAAAAATAGATGCTATTGTTTCGTTGTGTAAACATTTAAAAACAGTTAATTGGCAAGATATATATCGTCAAACAATTGCATTGAGACAACATAACTATGATACGTTTTTTAACAAAGAGAAGTTAAGTGCGGAAGTTAATAAAACTTTAATTGGCTTTTTGGAATTTTTTGATAGCAGTCAAGTTTCTTCTTGAAAATCCTAATCTATCTACAAGTTTAACAGCATTACCAGTCTTGTCAACAGCAACAAATCCTTCAGGATCAGTAACTTCTAATCCGCTATCTGTTTGTGCAAATGATCCTATTGCCATTGCTTGATTCATTTTTTTAAGTATAAAGCCTTTCATTTGTTGTACTGCTTTATAAAATGTTAGCATCGCTTGTAAAGGTTTTTTAACTCGATTTAAAAATGCAGGCATTTGTTTTAATTTGTCTTGTCTTAATGCCAACGCCTTTTGTGCTTTTAATCCTGCAATTTGTTGTTGCATTCTATCTGCATAAAACTTTTTAAATCCTTGTAAGAATTGATTTACATTGGTTGGTAGTTGTCCTTCTTTAACCATTGCATTAATATACAATTGGAAGTAGCCAACAAAGTCATTGTTTTGTCCTAATAAACTAGATAAGTCACGTGGTATATTATTAAGTAGTGCTTCTAATTTTTCAATACCGTTATAAAATTGTTTTGTTTCGTCATCTGTAAATTTAGCAGACCCTGATACATCTTTATAAGTTGCATTATCAAAAAATACATTTGGTGATACTCCAAATGTTTCTACATCTGCACCTGCTGATGCTGTCATATCTGCAAGTGTTTCACCATTGTATGTTGTATGAAATATAATTCCAACTTTAGCGGCATCAATTTGTTTGCCTAATTCTGAATCTTCTGGAACTGCATAAGTTATTTGATTTGGTGTAAATGTTAAGTGTGGTTTATTATTAATATTTTTTCTTACTATGTCATCATCGGTAAACAATAAGTCACCTTGTACTACTCCTGGTATGTTTAATTTTTTTAGATGTACAAGACATTTTAATAACTTTTGTCCTAAGTCGTCTGTGCCGTGATTGTTTGCTATATCTTTTTTAGTATAATTCACTTTAGCATTTTGAGCAAATGCTGATTTAGTTGCAACAAAGAACTTTCCTGTTTCAGGATGTGTACCACATACCACAGCAGGAGCACCATCCCATTTTACTGATACTGATACTGCTTCTGATGATGTGCCTTTAAGTGTAAGAAGTAGACCTCTAAAGTATTCTATAACAGCTTTACCACCATCAAAGCCATCTGTGATAATAATATCTTCTATATGTTCTAAGTGAGTCCTTTTAAATTCTAATAGGACATCTTCAATTAACATTATTAGTCCTCTTTGTATTCGCCGTCTTTGATTTTAAGTACGTTGTCTTTGATGTGTTTGTTTTCTTTAATACGAGCAACACCTTTTGAAAACTTAGATGCGTCCATATTTTTTATTGCTGAATGAAATCTTTTTTCTAATTTATATGCAGTTTCCGGTTCAAAATTTTCTTTAATATATGTTAAAAGTCGTATTGCCGAGTCTAAAATATGAGATGCACGGCTCTCAACAACATTTTCCTTGTCTTTAGTAAAGGATACATTGTTTAATTCTTCTAATATACTTCTTGTTTGTTTCTGCATAATGGTATTTAAGCAATATTATAACAGAATTATAGTAAATGTCTATTGGAAATAATGCTTATTTTACTTTCCTATAGATGAAATACTTACGTTGATTGCTATCATCACGTATGTCTAGTATTTTTAGGTTAAAAATATCTGATAATTCTATGATAAAAGGTACGTTCCATGCATAGAACTCTATCCACTTTGCCTCAGGCTTGTTGTGTTGTAAACCTGGGTTAACCCTGAAGAACATGGTGCCACCGTTTGCTAGTAAGTCTACACATCTGCCTACTTCTGCAAGTATCTTATTCCTGCTACCAAAGTTTATTGAGCCAAGACATAGTATGACATCAAACTTTTCATCAGTCTTATATTCTAGTGTGCAGACTTTGTGGTCTGCTAAATCATTATAAGGATCTATACCAATTAAATTGTGTATCTTACCTTTGAACTCATTGTATCCACAACCTACATCGAGAACTGCTCGAGGTTTTAAATTGTTTACTTCATTGATAAGTGCAAGTCCAGAGTACTTCCATTTTTTCATATTGTTCTGCCAATACTTGGAGAAGTACTTGTGAAGACAAGCGTCGTCTATTGCATCTACATATTTCTCTAGTGTATCATATCTCTTAATGTCTACATCAAATTTTTCTTTGATATAAGGTTGTGTGATTTTTTCTAGGTTGTTTTCACTGTGTGTAAGCAGTTCTGCAAATATTCTTTTATTCATTATTTGTACAAGTAAACTTTAATATCGTTGTGTTTGTAGTTATGTATCCTGCTGTTAGTGTCAGGAAAACTAATATTGAGTGCTCTACAAAGGTCTACATTGTCTACAGGACAAATAACTCTGTCTTGATTGTCTTTAACAAACTGCATTATATCTTTGTTTTCGTTTTGTATATGAGTCCACATTTTTTCTAAAGACTCGAAATAACTGTAATTAGGGTAGGTAATATCAAATTCACCAGCATCAATCCACCACTTGTAAGATTCAATGTCATTCCTATAAACCATTACTATCGGATAACCTAATGTTTTTAGTTCGTCTAGTTCGTGTGCAAACGTGTGTGATTTAATAATTCTTTTTCCAGCGCCTGAGAAAGGTTTATCCCAATTTTCTTTTGTGTTTTCAAATTCCATTCCAGGATCAAAGTATGATCCTATGTGTCTTACTATACCCTTGTTGTATGCCCTTTCACTGGTGCTGTCAGATTGATCAATGTCAGGTGACCTATAAATGTTTGCGGCCACACTGCTCCATTTTGATCCTGGTGCACCAGTGAAAAGAATATACATTATTGCGTAAGTTCCTCTTTGTAGACTGTGTTATAACCTAACTGTTCGCTTTTAAAGTCAACCAAAGTCTTCAGTGCTTTAGGTGTAATAAACGACTTCAATGTTCTCACAGCGGCATCACCGTCTGCACCTGTTCTCCATTCGTATTTGCCAACTTTCTTTTCGATAGCGGCAACCGATTCTGGATCGTTTATCATTTTGTTTAAAGCGGCAACAAGTTTATCTTTGTTTGGATTACCTTTGTTTACCCAAAATGCTTTTTGAAGTGCATCTCTCCAACTCTTTACAAGTTTGTATGCATCATAGAAGTCACCACTTGGTGCTACTCCGTATGTTGTTTTATACAAAGCCTCGAATGTTGGTTCAGTAAAGTTAGGATCTTTTCCGTGTTGTCCTGTGTTTACATCAAGTAGTCCATGATGGAACCATGTGTAAGCATCACCTTTTTCAATTACAGGTATCACGTGTTTCTTATATGCGGCAGGGTTTTCTCTGGTTGCATTTAAGTCACCTCTAATAAAAGCAAGTCTTCTTTCAGACCCTTTCATTCCTTTTACCCAAACAATCTTGTCTTCAAATGTTTTAATTGGATCACCATTTGGTCCTGTAAGCAACATAACAATTGCCATGATCTCTGGAGTCATTCCAGAACCTGATGGAAACTTTATAGGACCGTTTTTAGTATCGGCCTTGTTTCTTGCACCTACAATAATGTTTAAGTTCATCTGTCCAATTGATTCCCAATCTAAATAATTGTAATCAACAGGTTCAACAAGATACGATATACCGTTACCACCATGTGATACTAGTATAGTCTTGTCGTCAAACCTTAATTTATTTTGGAACTCGTTTGGTCCCAACTGATCTCTTGCACCAGGTTTATAAATCAAATTGATTTTTTCTCCTAGGTGTTTCTCCCATTCTGCTACAACTATCTGTGCCCACACAGAAGTTCCACCAGATGGTTTTTGTGGCACTATTAAATTATAGTCTGCCAATGCCGTTGTTGTTATTAAGAACAAGGCTATTATTATTTTCTTAAGCATAGTCTAATCGACTCCTTTTTGTTATTCCCCAATATAGTAAAAGTATAACACAAATCATTATAGAAATAAAGAGTGGTCTTGTAATTAAATCATTTACTGTATGGAGTGCTGTTAATTGATAAGTGAGATTATATATCCTGTCACTTAACAGGTACCCAATTAACAGTGCTGGCCTGCTAACTTGGAATTTTTTACATAGCAATCCTAATATAGAGAATGCTACAAGTACTGCAAGGTCTTCCCAACCTCCTGTGTACTGTAAGGTTGCCCAAACAATCACAGCAAGTATGAAAGGAAAGTAATACACATATGGAATACGTGTTACCCACCCTGCGAAATATGCCAGTCCATAACAAACGAAAGCAGTAATAAATGTTCCTAGCAAGAATGCGTAGGTCATACTGTCAAATAGTTTGTCGTCGTGAAATGTATCAGGAGATCCTAAGTCAATGCCTAGGTATAAAAATAGTCCCATCAGTATCGCGGCAAAGGGTGCACCTGGAATACCAAATAAAACTGTTGGAATAAATGAAGAGGCCTTCTGTGCATTGTTGGCTCCTTCTGCTCCAACAACACCTTTTACATTTCCTTCTCCAAATTTTTCTTTTGGGTTAGCGGCCACTGTGGCACCATATGCCAACCAGTCTGCCATTGCACCACCTAGTCCAGGTAGTAGTCCTATAAACGAACCTATGGCTCCTCCTCTAATACTATCCTTCCAACATCTGATAGTGTCTTTGATTCCTTGTTTTAGATCTTGCCAACTGCCTTGTTCTGCTTTTATTGTTGTTGTTTTTTTCCTATTGAACCAACCATTCCAAAGTTCTGGTATAGCAAACAGTCCTGCAACGAAAGGTAATATCTGTACACTGTCTTCAAGGTATCTCCAACCCATTGTGAAACGAGGTACATTGTTTACATCAACACCAACTAGACCTATTGTTATTCCTAGCACTATGGCTAGTGTACTTCTAACATATTTCCTAGTGGAAACAAAACCTACAGTGACAAATGCTAATAATACTAATGCCCACAGTTCGGGTATGCCCATATACATAACAACTTGCGTGTACCAAGGCAAGAACAAAAATGTAA